ATAGTCAAGGTTGAGCAGGCTGCCGTCCCCCTTTTCTGGTCCGAGAGAGTTCAGGAGCTGCTTGTAGATGGTGGTGTCCTGGGTTCCGTTCGCGTAGTCTCTACTTCTAGTGAAGATCTTGTTTCTTCTCCCGTATAGTGAGTGTGTATCTGAAGACTGGCCCCACTGCTCATAGATCGCCTTTGCGTACTGCAGCCCATAGGATTTATCCTGCTTCGCAGAATAGTCTGCCAACGGATCTGGAAAGCCTGACTTCCTCGATTTATTGCTACTATACATTGGCACAAATATAACAAATGAAGAGTTTACCTATATCGCCTAAAGAACTTCCGCTCAGTAAAGTCCGTTCTCTCCTTGGGCTTAGACTTCTGGGCAGCGAGCAGAGCCAACCCAGAACTAATTGTCAAGTCAAACTTTGTCCTGTCGTTGATCTTAAATCCAATCCAATCTTCTAGGGTTCTATTGAAATACATTTTCCCCATGTCACCCGTGTTTCCATTCACGCCTACATGGTCGTAGATGTACTGCTCGATAGATTGGGCATGGGCCTGGATAACATCCTGAGAGTTCGAGGGGATACCCTTGGTCTTGACGTTGATCTTGGCGTTGGCAGACTTGAGGTGCTGCGGCCTATCCATAAGGTAGCCGTCGTAACCCCTTGATTCAAAGTATCTTACAATACCGTACTTGTTGTTCTCAACCAGGAGTGGATATCCGTAGAAGAAAGCAGCCATCAGCACATCCTCGTAGAATATCTTGGCCAGGTCTGGACGTGAGGCATACTCCACAACGAACATGTTCGATGGGTTCTCGATGTGGAACTTGTTGTACAGATGCAGTGCGCCCTTGGACCCCCTGCCATCTACTGTAGCGTCCAGGTCATACGAGTCAACCCCGCCGCAGCCCCTGTCGGCGTGAGGTGCCGTGCGTTTCCCCTGATCCATTCTGATGACATTTCTCTGACTTTGAGGGGGCATCCACGACACGCGAAACCTACCGTTGACATCTGGGGAGAACACGACCTCCTTGTCCTTTTCCTTCCATACGAAGTTGCCCTTCACTACGGGGTTGGGAAACAGCTCGTCGTTGTACTCTACCTGCTGGTAGATCTTACCGATGTTGAACAGGCTACCGTCAATGCTGTCCCTAAATGCCTCATCCTCAGTAAACGGGAACTGCCTAGTGACCTCGTTCAGTTCTGACGGGTCATCCTTGAGGCTATCCCTCTCGTTCTTCAGGTATTGCTTTGATCCCTGATTGATGATATCACCATCAATACCAGGCACATCATCACTAGGATCTTCAATGACTGGACATCCGTAGACGTCAAAAAAACCTTCGAGAGAGTTCTGAGCTGGAATAAACAGCCTATAAAGTCCACTCCTAGTCCTGCCGTTAGCATTTCTCTCTCTGGGGTTTGAGTCTTTCCAAAGATCCTTGTACTCTTTACCGCCTTTATCCATCGGATTGACGGTGCTTCCTACCAGGGCCTTGCCTACAATTTTACGTCCAACAATTAGGCAGGTCCGTTGAATCCTCCAGGCATCCCTTATGTCCGTAGGCTTCTCCCACTTTCCCGCCTCGTCAAGATACAGTATATGGAGCTTCTCTCCATCGTAGGCGTTGTTCGTGGTGTTCTTCCAGTTGATTACCGAATTAAGAGCTTCGCCCGTCTGCGAAGTCTTATTCTTCTTCGTGATTCTCTTAGACGGCTCGCGAAAAGCCAGCTCCATGCGCGGATTGGTCGTTCCATCTTGAATGGGTTTAAAGAAGAAGGGGTAGTTGCGAAACATGTACACAACCTTCTTCATGAATATATTCTCCTGCGCGTCCTTACCCGTCTTAGATTGTATACCAAGGAGCTTGTCCTTCACCTGCGTAGCCTCGTCCACCAGGACAGAGGAGCATATATTGGTGTATCCAGATCGGCGGCACTTGGTGTACAGCTGCCCGATACATCGGGGGTCAGCCTCACATGCAGCCATGTGCAAAAAGATGTCGCGCTGAAATGCAAGATAGTAAGGAAACCCTATATCGAGTTTCGTCCACTGCAGCATCATGTAGTGCCGACCCGTGATATACGTAGGTGTACCGTTGTTATAGAACCAAAAGCCTTGACGCCGACGTCGAAACTCCTCCTCGATATACGGACGAAACTTTTCTCGAAACTCTCTGGGCATCTCGGCCCACTCATCCATAGTCTTAATCCTAGACAGTTCCTCAGGCATAGGTTGCCTCTTCCACACGTGCATGTGGTCTGGCTCTCCATATCCTTGAATTTCTTCTTTGGGCGGCTGAGCGGGAAGTGCAATGTGTAGATCACCAACTGAAACAATTTCACCTTGCGTACCGTTGGGACAAATCGAGATAACATCTTCGTCGTAGTTATCGACCTTGACCAGCATAGCGCTTCACATAGTTCTTAGACGTCTTGGTCTTGGACGTCTTTGTCTTGGCATGAATCCCCTTGCGACGGACCTGCTTCTTCTGATAGGTTGATACTTGTACTTTAGCCATTGTATTTAATTTGTACGCCCGACAGGATTCGAACCTGTGACCGTCTGCTTAGAAGGCAGATGCTCTATCCTACTGAGCTACGAGCGCATACGTTAATCTTCAAACTCTTCGTTCCAGGATTCTTCCCAGAACTTGAAGTCAGTCTTGTTGTACTGCCATACTATTTGCTTCCAGTCACTTTGAATATCTTTCGGCAAATCCGCCCGAGTAGTCTTTTGCTTCTTCGATCGCTCCATCTGTTCGTAGGTCTTTGATCATTTGCTCCAGACGCTGTCTCTCAACGAGGAGTTCTTTACAGTCAGTGGCTGTCTGCTTGATGGACTGAAGCTCTGCCTTGCGTGCGCTACCGTTGATCTCTGGGTCAACAGGTTTCTTGATTTCGTCGATCATGTTGTTGATAGCCACTTCCATCGACGCCATCAATCGCTGCGCGGCCTCAACCGTTGTGAACTTCTTCCGTGACAAAGTTCATGTATTGCGGTGTCTTCTCTCCGACGTATGCCCCAATGACATTGTAGTCCAGATGCTCTACTGCGTCGTCGTGATCCATGCCTTCGGCCACGAGAATCTCAATCATTCTCTGAACGTCATACACAGCCACCATGTTTGGGCCACAGGTGAATCCAACGAGAGCGTCATCAAACCCGTCGGCAGTCAGGCACTCTTCTTCTTCGAGCACCTCCATAAGTTGTTCTTTATCCATCATTTTCAACGTATAGTAAATCTTCAATTCTAGTTCTGTAGTATTCCTTTCCATCAATGTGGATGCGGTAATCTCTGTTCTCTTTGAACCCCACCACGTCGCCTACCTTTAGTCCAAGCTCTTGAATCCCGCTAGACGTAAAAGCGACACGACCTTTTGTAGGTAGCTTCTCTTTAAGTTCGACAACTTCGATAACATCAGACTTTGTTTTTAGTTCCTCTTGCTCAACTGGCTCAAGCAGGGACCAGCCAGCGAGAGGTCTAATCTTGCCGTCCTCTTGGCTTTTGTATGCAATCGCTTGATTGTTAAGGGCTTCCTCGCTATACTTTACGATGTAGTGATCGTCAGCTCCAGTAAGTACTTGTCCTCCCTGCATGACGACGAGGTGATGAAAGTATAGTGTATCTCCAGGCCTGACTCCAGTATGAAACTTGAAGGGAGATGCCACCACGGGTCCTTCGGTGACCCTGTAGTTGAACTCTCCCATGTCATCATGTTTTGTATCAATGTATAGTTCGAGTCCACTGTCCGTTGTGATTGTATCGTTGACGAGCTTCTTGAGCTCGACAACAAAAAAATTAAATGTTCTCATTGAATTGTATTAGTAGCTAGGCGATGGGGAAGAGCTCCCACCAGAAGAAGATCCACCTCCTCCTCCGCCACCTCCCCCCGAAGAAGATCTACTTACGGAAGATGTAATAGGGGAAGACGCCTGATCTTGTCTTTGTCTGAGCTGAGCCTGAATTGTTTCGATGAGCTGAGCTGCAGCTTCAGTGAGCGGGGTGAGAGAGTCGTGAGGCTCTGGTGTGTGTCGAGCACCCACCATGGCCCCCTTGGTTACGTGTACATGGTATGCCCCCACATACGTCTCTCCATTTGGGAGGTAGAACTCTTCTCCCGCTGTGTAAAGGTTTCCTCGTACCATCAGAAGTTCAGATCAAACTCCAGAATGCATGGCATATTGTCGACCGACTTCCAAAGCATCTGGCCATCTTGGTTTTGAATGTAGACAAGGTACCGCTTCTTTCCGTACCGATGCAAATGTTCGTCATCCAAAACAATGGCACTAACCTCTCCAGACCCTGCCCGCATCCCAACATAGTACGCCATCGCGTCCTTGGGATCTCTCCCAATAATAATCTTCCTAATAACTCCGTTCATCAGTTCAATGAAATGCCCAACCCCCCGAGGAGGTCTTCAAGGTCATTTGTTCCCTGGTGGTCCTCGTAGGTGTCGGAAATGAAATCAAGCATTACCTGCAGTTCATCCTTGTTGTCAATCATATAGTTGTATGACGCCTTCATCGTTGAGTTCTCATCATCGATGGGGTCAAGGATTCCCGCCGCAAATATAGACAGAAGTCTACCTCTCATCTCATACCTATCTACCAACTCTTCGTATTCGAGCATCAACTTATGGAGCTCGATCAAAAATTCATCTTCCATATCTTGCGTCTTTAATGTAATCGAATGCCAAAGAGCAAGATCTCTAAGAAGAGAATGTTCCGTGACTTTGCTGTACAAGATAGCAAATATATCAAGAGGAACTATCTGAAGAACTTCAAGAAAGTAAAGCACAAGATGATTGAATCCAGCGGATTGAGATTCAGTCACATAGAGTTTTTATTGTGGGGTTACGACCTGCAGTTCTTTACCATAGACCATGCGGCCACGGAGCTGGACATGAACAAGACCAATCTATCCAACAGGGTGATCTACCCGTTACAAAAGAAGGGGTACCTGTATAAGCACTTCGACAAGCTGACCCCGTCAGATACTTACGAAGATCACTTGTTCAGGGAAGAGACGAAGTACAACTACAGAGTCAGGTATGCTATAACGCAAAAAGCCCGACTCTTAGTTCAGGCTTTTTACAGGGAGCTGGAGAATCATTGACTATATCACATCATAGCCTGCACCTCTTCCAGCGTATAAGTCTTGGTCCACTCATCCCCGTCAAGTATTTCTTGGATCTGAGAATAAGTGTATGTGTTCATCCCAGAGAAGAAAGAAGGGATTGGGGTTTCGTATGACATGACGGCGCTTTCTCCGTCAAGGCTGTACCTCAACTGAGTCTTGTCTGTGTACGACAGTTGAGAGAAATCGATTGTAGACTCTGGGTCGTCTAGATCTGACTTGCTTACGATAACGTACTTCCTCATGAATCTGGAGTGTCAGTTGTGAATGTTGGGCTACCTTGAGATGCTCCATCAGAAGCATTTCCAGTGCTGTCCGAAAGATCGTTGTTAAGTCTAAACCAGTGCTGGAGACTTGAAGAGGACGCATAGTCACCACTGTCCTGACTGAGATCGATTGTACCAGAGCCACTGTTGTAAATAGCAGCAACCTCGGATGCGGTAAGATCAGTAGTCCAAAAAGCTACCTCGTCAATCTCGCTGGATGTGTGATCAGTAGCAGAGGGGGCGGCGCTGCTGCTCTTTTCAATCCTTGCACCTATACCCCAAGTTTGATCGCTTTCAATGCTTGTTGCCGAGTGATCAGATTTTTTAGGACCATTGGTGACTGTTGAAATGACAGAGCCATTAAGATAAGTTTTAATGGTAGAAGTGTCAGAAGCTCCCGCACCGAGAGTCACAGTTACTGCAATTTGATGCCATGTGTCAGCTGTGAGACTAGAGCCTACGCTAATAACTGCATTGCTACCAATCCCATTAAGCTTATAGTAGATCTGAAGAAAGTTGACGCCAGGGGCTACTGGAAGGAACCTTATGTAGAAATCATTGGCTGTCCCGTTAGAATCATTGAACCCACCAAATGAAGCTGTGCTGTAGCTGTTGTCTTTGATCCAAAAGGCCCAAGTGAAGTCAGCTCTAGTCAGTGCCTCAATCTCAGTGCCGCTCAATACAGCAGCGTGATCTGTCCCGTCAAAGCTCAAGGAGTGTGAGTTGGCATAAGGGGTGGCCCTGTTGCCCTCAACTGCTTGGGCTGAATCGAGCGACCCACCAGACAATGAAAGTGACAATCCTAGTGGCATGATATCAGAGTTGCTTGCCGAACATTACTTCGTAATAAACTTTGCCTCGATCATCTCGAAGAGCTTTGAGGCACCGCTTACGATTAACACCATCATAAACGAAAGACACGTGAACCCAATCAGGATTGTCTTCATCACCAAACTCCCAAATGAGCTGATCAAATTGTAGGTTCTCTCGTATGTAGTTGAATATGCTACTGTTCGACACATGTCCGAATACGTCTCCATCAAGGTCGAGTGCTCTTCCCTCCACGTGCTGGCTGCGCTTCGAGCCGCCGATTGCAACATTGAGCTCAGGGGAGCGATAGCCGCTCGACACGAATATAGGCCTTCCGAAATGGTCGCGCACAGGTTGAAAAATGTGCTCTGCAACTTTCTTGAGATTTTCTGTAGTCCACTCATCTGGTGTGTTGTCGATGCCTAAGCGTTTAGCAGTCGTGCTTTTGGTCACCTCTGCGAGTGACAGATTTTTTGACAGCTTCATTGTTTAGTCTTCTTTTTTCGTTCTCCACTGAGGAGACCTTCCTTTTTTTCTTTGTATTAAAATAGCGATCCCTCAACGTCTGAG